GCGTGACCTGGTTGACGTTGCCGAGATAGGCGTTCGCAACCGCCGTGCTGATATTCGTCGAGTTGGAGGCGGACGCCGTCTCCTGCGGGCTCGGCGGCTCGGGAATGTCAGGTGCGCAGCAGGCGACCCGATCCCACATGGTGAGCTTCAACATCTCGACCTCTTAGAAGCTGTAGATCATCATCGTGCCGGCCTTGCGGAAGCCCATTCGCCTCCACAGGGTCTCGACGCGAGGATCGGTGACGGACAGGCCGAGCGCACGCTTGCAGCCGCGGCCCTTGAGATCGTCGAGGATGAACCGCATCAGCTTGCGGCCGATGCCGTTGCGATGGTCCTTGAGGATGAAGATCGTGTCTTCGCGGGCGATCAGCTCGCCATTGTGCATGTCGTTGGTGAGATAGATGTTGGCGTAGCCGACCGCCTGGCCGGCCTCGGTCCTCGCCGTGAAATGGAGCAGGTAGCCCGCCCGCACCGCGTTGAAATAGGCGTCGAGGCGCGGGCTGTACGGAGCATAGTCGATCCCCTCGGCGGCCAGGCGCTCGCGCATCTCGGCATAGTGCTGGCGGTAAAGCGGCTCCAGTTCGGGATAGTCCGCCTCGCCGTCCGCGAGCTGGAAGGTGTAGGTCACGCTCCCACCACCAGTTCGCCCTGCGTGTAGGTCAAGGTCATCTCCACGAATTCCGATCGCAGGCCGTTGCCGGCCAATTGCAGTTGCGGCGCGAAGGCCGTGCCGGATGCCCCGATCGAGACGAACAGAGTGGTCGTGGTGCGAACCGGGGAGGCATCGTCCCACACTGCGACGTCCCACAGCCCGACGTCCCAGAGGCCCGGAAGCGGATCGACGATCGGGGCGGCCGGCGCATCCGGCAGGTCGATCGTATAATCGGTCGAGACGGTGATCTGCGGTTCGACCGCGGTCATGGACAGGAAGGTCGCCCGCGCCTGCGATACGATCTTGCTGCGCCCGATCTGGCCGAAATGGTCCCATCCGAGCACCGCGGTGCACGTATATGGCTTGCCGGCATCATCGGGTCCGACCTCGGCCTGCATCACCTTGCCTTCGGCGGTGCCGAAGAACAGCCAGTCGTCGTGAATACAGGCGCAGCGCGCATCCCATCCGGTATAGCGAGCCCAGGCCCCGGTCTGGAGGTTGACGACGAAGGAGACGAGGTTCGCGTCCTCGTCGGTCACGCTCGGCACGGTCACGAAGGCCATGCCGGCGCGATTCCACTTCACGATCTCCCACGGCCGCGCGCGATTGCTGATTACGGCCGCGCGCCACTCCGGTTCGATCGGCTTCGATACGGCAAACAGCGCGAGCGCGGCGGGGTCCTTGTTCACGGCGACGGAGATCGGCGCGAGCCCGTCCTCGGTGAGCACCAGCAGGTCGCCGCCTGCCTGCATGGTGCCGTTCGGTCCGAGCACCGGCGAGATGTCGTAACGGCCGACGATCGACCATTCGGTGGGCGCGTTGCCGGGATTGGTGCCCTGGTAGACTGCCGCCTCGCCATTGGTCGTCAGCACCACGAACTTGTCGTCGAGGCCGTCGCCGGCATCCATCGACCAGGTCGCCAGCCCGAGGATCGCGCCGCCCCGCTTGAAGACGCCCGCGAGATTGAGCCGCTGCGCGGTGCCGGCAAGCGAATTGACCGGGAGATACCAGATTTCCATCGACCCGCTGCGCACGAAGAACAGCCGGCTCTGGTATGCCGAGACATAGCTGATCCTCGACGTCGTCATGCTCGAGGAGCCGGCGAAGGTGATGGCATACGGCGTCGACGTCCCGGTCACCGAATGCCAGGTCTCGCCGTCGTAGATCAGCAGCGGGTCGACCCCGTTTGCCGCCTCCAGGAACTCCCCGCCCTCGGTCGAGAAGTTCACGTAGGAATAATATCCGGCTCGTCTCCCCGTAACATCCGGAGCATCGTGCACGCCGTCGCGGATCGACGACACATCGAAGATGGCCGCCGTGGTGGCCGCGAACATCGCCCGTCGACGCGCGCCGATGTAGGAGATGAAGGACACCACGGCCGAACCGACATCGGCCCACTGCTCGCTTCCGCCGCGCGTGCGAATGCTCTGCTGCAACGGGAAGAAATTGTCGAGGACGCGCGCCGAGCCGGGCGTGGATGCGATGAGGCTGGTCGCGGTGACCAGGCCGGCCACCGGCGCCGAGAAGGTCTTTTCGTCGAACTTCGCCCGTGCCGCCTGCGGCTTGGGCATGCGCCGGAATGCGGGCCTCGCGGACGTCAGCCGAGCGGCCATGGATAGGAACCTGTGGCGGAACCGGGCGTCCGCGCGACACCGCTGGTAAGGATGCCTGAGCCGCGATCGCCGCCGGCCAGCAGCGCCAGCGCTGTCTCGTAGTTGGCCATGTCCTCGGCGTAAGGCTGGCCGTGCGATTCCTTCCACTGCCAGATCATCGCCAGTTTCAGGAGCCGGGCATCCAGCCTGAAACAGTCGGTATCGGCGGTGAAGGTCGTCTTCTGCACGCCGTTGGCGTCCAGCGCGTACCGGCTGGAGACGTACCAGAACTGGGCCTCGGTCGCGGTCGGGATCGGCGGACGGACCGATATCTCCTCGCCGATGATGATCCACTCGCCGGGCAGCGAGACAGCCACGGATGCCGACTGTGTGGCGAGCCATTGCTCGGCATCGGTAATCTGCCGCAGCTTGCAGCCGCCCGCATAGAGCCCGCCCTTTTTCAACATGCGGCGATAGTCGACGGGCAAGGCCCATTCCATCGTCGTGCCGTCGCCGGTGAGGGTGCCGAGCGTCTTGAGCGCAACCCAGTCATGGGTGTCGAAAGCGATGCGCTCGGCCACCTCGATGGCGAGCGTCCGCATCTCGACATGTTCACGACGGGCGGACGCGAAGACAGCCGCCGGCACCGCGACGCCGATGCCCGGCGACGCGCACACTTCCTGAATGATGGTCAGGATGGGCTTGCGCTCGGCGCCCGGGACAATCGGGCCGCCCGTCGTGACGATGATCGGCATGGCTTATGCGGCCTCGCGCTGCGCTGCGGCCTCTTCGCACATCGAAACCAGCGTCTCGTGCGAAGGCTTGCCCTTGGGCTCGACGCCGGTCGCGTCGCGAAGGTAGCCGCGGAGTTCCGCCTCGCTCCACGTGCCGAATTCGCTTTCCTCCTGCGGTTCCTCGGCCGGCTGAAAGGTGGGGGCCGGCGGCGCATTGCCGGTGAGAAGCATGGCCTTCAGCTCGTCGATCTCGGCGCGCATGGCGGCGTTCTGGCGGGCGAGTTCCACGACGTCGGCGGACCCTGCGGCACGGTCCAGATAGGCTTTCGCCTGCGTCTTGAGTTCCCGTCCGCCGATGCCGAGCGTCTTCAGGTTCTTGCCGTCCAGCAGCGACAGTGCATCGGCCGTATAGATGCCGAGCGCCTTGAGCTCGGATCGCTTTGCCGGTGTCAGGAACGGCAGCTCCTCCAGCGGCGTGCCGCTGACGGCCTGCGTCAGGCCGTCCTTGAAGCGCCGATACTGGTCCGGCCACCGCATCGCATAAGTGTGCGGAATGCCGTCGATGTTCCTCCAGAAGGAGTGCGCCGGATAGCAGGGCGCGAAATTGCGATCTCCGGCAATCCGGATTTCGACCATCTCGACATCCTCGAAGATGGCCCGGCCGGCCTTCCGGCTCCCGGCCTCGTTGCGAACGGACACCGTCTTGAAGACGGGCGTGATCAGGCTGTCATTGGTGGGGCGGGCATTCATGGTGATGTTTCCGTCTGAGGGAGTGGGGTGGCGGGGCAGGCCGTCAAGCCCGCCCCGTGAGGAAGCGATCACGCCGCTACGGCGTCATCCATGAACGGTCGATCGATCTCGAACTCGGCAAGCCCGGCCGATGGCGTGCCGACCGCCGATGCGCCCTTCGCCCGCTTGACGCGGTCGCCGGCAACGACGGCATCATCCACGCTGCCGGCGGTGCCGGTCGCATAGACATTGGCGTTGTCGGCGAATTCCGCCAGCGCCTTGCCGATCGCCTTGCCGCTGATCTGATACCAGCCGTACTTGCCGGTAACGGACGCGGACATCGCCACCGCGACCGGGCCGATGGCATTGGCCGCCAGCAGCGTGGTCGAGCCGTCATCCTGGTTGAAGGTCACCCAGGTGCCGACGCCGGTCCCGTCGAGGCCCTTCAGGTAGATGAACTCGCCGACCCCATAGACGCGATCGACGGCCTTGATGATGTCGCCCAGATTGCCGGCGGGGAGATAGCCGGCGGTATGGACGTCGGAGACTTTCGTGCGGCCAAGGCTGGCCTCCATGATGCGATAGGTCATTGATGTTGCTTTCTGCAGATCGAGCGGAGAGAGGGCGGCCCGAAGGCCGCCCGGCACAATGTCGGGCGCGTCAGGCCGACGGGTTGGAATCGCGGAAGCGCCACGTGAACAGCGGGTTGATGAGCGTCAGTTCGCCCATCCAGCCGATGAACTGCGCGATGGCGTCCTGGTTGATGGGCATCTGCCCAGTCCCCTTGAACAGCTTCGCGAAGTTGCGCTGCTCATTGTAGCGCAGGCGCAGCGAGGCGGTTTCAAGCCCGTAGGTCGTGTTGGCCGGCATGTTGTTATTGAGGCCGGATGCCAGCACGATCTCGGCGCGCCGGCCGCCGCCGACATATTCGATCGCCGAGAAGCCGAGCGACGCCAGGCTGCCCTCGCGGGCGATCCGCTGGATGTTCAGCGTGGCCGCATCATACGCCCAATAGTGATCCTCGCTCATCATGAGCAGATCGGCCGCGCGGGTGTTGCGCGAACGCTGCCCCATGATGCGCGTCAGCATCGGACGGATCGTGGTGGAGCTCACCTGCGTGCCGATCGCCGAGAAGTCGCCGTTGGCGTCGAAGGACGACGTGCGCCACAACGCGTAGTCGTTGCGGTTGATGCCGCCATAGGTGCCGGCGGTCGACGGCGAGACGGGGATGGCGCCGGCGACGCCGGTCAACTGCTTGCCGCCGTCGCCGGTGCCGTCCGAGTGCAGGGCCTCGTCCATCGCGTCCACGAGAGCGCCTTCGGCGGCCTCCATGTAGGACTCGAAGATGTCGAAGACCTGGTTCTCGCCCTCGTTGTTCAGAATCTCCTCCATGGTGAGGGAGATCGGAACGGCGACCATCTTGGGCGTCCAATAGGCGTCGTTGAACAGCTCGATCGGCGGATTATCGAGATAATCCCAGCCATTGTACCATTGCGCCTGGCTCTTATCGATCTGGAGCGTCTGGCGGATGCGAGGGCCGGAATAGGTGCGCATCAGGCCCTTGCGCTTGAGGACATTGAACAGCGGGACGCTGTCGGACACCAGGTCCTCGATCGCCGAGGAGCGCATCTCCAGGGCGGTCGAAAGCACCTGCTGGTAGTGCTCGGCCGAATTGATAGACATCTCAGTTTCCTTTGCAGGTCACTAGCGAGCGCGGCCGGCGGCGAGCCGGAGCGATTCGCGGATGGAGGGGGGCGGGCCGCTGCGCCGCGATGCCGGAGCTTCTCCGGAGGCGGGAGCGCCCGAAATGGATTTCTGCCCCGCCGGCTTGGCCGGTTCGGGCATGCTGGTCTGAGCAGCCGGTAGGTCGCGGGTCTGATCCGCCTGGGTGAAAAGCTGCGGGGCGGGACTGAGCCGTTCCGCCATCTCATAGGCTTCCGGCAGCGTGGCTGCCATGCCGGTCTCGATCAGCCGGCCGATCTGCGGCGCCAGTTCGTCGAGGCGCGGATGGTCCTGGGCGAACTGGGTTACCTCCTGCCGAACCGTCTGGAACACCTGCTGCTGCACGCTCGCCTTGACCGAGGACAACTCGGCCCGGAGCGACTGGACGGTCTGGTCCTGCTTGGCCGCGGCCTGATCCGGCGTCACGCCCAGGACGCGCTCGGCCACCTGCCTCAGCGTCACGCCGGCGCGCTGGCATATCTGGTCCAGCCCGCCGAGGAAGTCCTGCTTCAGCGAGCGATCGATCTCGATGTAATTGTGAATGACGCGCTGCGGATCGAGCCCGGCATTCTCGGCAGCCTCGTAGAAGGTGCGGATGCGATCGTACTTGTCAGCCGC